AATGTCAACACCATCAATAAAAGATCCTATAATTCCCGGTTCTGTTTCTACATTTTTTTCAGACACAGGATTAATAGAGTTATCCAGAGGAATGGATTTTAATGAATTTGAAGGATTTAAAATTTGAGATGCGTGTTGAATAAGGACGAATTTATGCTCACCCAAATCAGTATTTTTGTCAAACCTTAAAAAGTCTTTTACTGGTAAAAAAGAAATAGCAGAATATAATCTTATTTTATTTTTTTGTGGTAAAACTTCAACATAAAATTCGGAATTATTTTGCAGACCATTTATCGGAGATTCTGTTGTATAAAAATATTTTACAACATCACCAGTTAAAAATGGAACATCATTATCAAATGATAATACAGTATATTTTCCCCCTAAAACGCCATCAAAAAATTCTTCAGAATCCAGAGAATTTTTAATCTGCTTTGAAGACTCCTTAACATCTAGATTAATTTGTCTAGACGGTAAAGAGTTTGAAGCAATATACATGGTATTATCATAAATGTAAGTATTTTGAACATTTGATAATATGTTAGGATACTTTAGTGGAACAATAGAACTTGATGCGTATTGATACTTTCTTCTTATTGCTATTTTTTGATATGGTAAAATACCTTCTATTGGAGTATCTAAAACTACTTGATTTTGGTCAATAGAATTAACAACAACATTTTGCAACACTACCATTTCAGTGTCTTTTAATAAAATGTCAACAAAATCATTTACCTTTAATGAAGTATCATCTGGATTTTCATAAAGATTTATTGCTGGAGATCCTAAAGAAAATGACTGAACATCATAACTAGATCTTATATTATAAATCAAAGAATTAAAAGCATACTCTTTTATAGTTTTATTTTCAACATCTGAACTAATATTGCTACCAAATTCTCCCATTTCAATTAGATCACCAGCCTTTAAAAGGTTGAATTTTTCTATATTTTCTACATCATATAAAGATGAAATAACAGTAAATTCTACTTTTTTTGTAATATCTCCATTTTCGTATCCATAAACAATATAATCTTTAAAATATAAATCTTTTCCAGAGTTTATAGACCTTGAAATTCCACTACATCCATAGAATTGATTAACACTTTTACTTTGATATGTTATTTGCTGACCATCACATACAAATTCTCCAGAATCTTCAAATCCTATTGTAGAATCAACTGTAATTGTAGAAGATCCAGAACTAACAAAGTCAGTTACTTTAGTTTTAGGTGTAATTTTGAAATTACCTTCAACTATATCATCATCACCATACCCATAAAATAAGTGAATTTTATAAACAGTTTTATTATTTTTTGTTGATATATCTACCTTAGATACTGGTCCAGAAAAGGTATTGTCATTACTTTTTATTTGTTGCCCAACTAACTTGAAAGGATTTGCTCCATCAGTAATTAAGTCGCAAATAACTATATTTCTACGCAAATACTCTGCATCAGAAGGTTTTAATAAATAATCCTCAAGATTTATGATTTTTGCATCCTCATTAAATAAAATCTTAAATAATATCTTTATCGATTCATCAGTTCCTTTTGTTCTATAAAAAGATTTTATATTAGAAATAAAATTGGAAATATTAAGATCTGGTGTAAATTCAAAATTTTCAAATCCAGGAGCAAAAAGATATTTTAATTTTGTATAAAATTCTTTTAAAAATAAAGAACTTAAATTTGTAATAATTGACCCAGATAAATGAGAACTTGCTTCAGTAGAAGAAAAGATTAAATCTTCCGAATTATCCGTAAAAGAAGTTGCTCCAGAAAATCCGCGAGAACAGTTTAAAAATGTATTATTTTGAATCTCTTCATATGTAATTATTTCATCCCCAATCTTAAGTAGACCATATTTTGAAGGAAATCCTCTTGTTGAAGAAACTGATATTGACTTAGAATTTGCAGTTATATCTTCAGTAAGATAAATGGTTTGGTTAATTAGTTTTTCATTTAAATAATCTAAATTTAAATATTGATCTATATTTTCTATAATATCAATTGGTCCCCCTTCAAATTCTTGGGAGATGTAGTATTGACGCAAAAATTCCAAGAATTTTGGACTTTCTTCTAAAATAAATTCTGGTATTTGATTATCAATAATTTGATTTATTTTTATTCTTTTCTCAAAATTTGTCGATATCATATTACCTCGTTATTTTACCGTTTGAATAACTTGAAGTTACTGGGAAATCAATTCCTGAAATTTGCTCACCAGAAACAATAGTATCTCTTAGCATATTTATGTTACTTGCACTGGTGTTAACATCAAAAATAACATACAAATCATTTAGTGCGATTATATCATTAGACTCTGGGTATGCCTGAACTTCTATTATTCCATTATTTAAAACGGTAGAAGTTATATTAATAGTGTTGATTAATATTTCCCCAGTTTTATAGTTAACAGTTCCGATAGATTTTTTAACAACCTGATATGTTTTTAAATCTTCTAAAGGTTTAACTATAGTTAATTCTCCAATATCACTTGTTGATGCAACATCTACTAAGAAGCATGTTCCAACTTCCCCTAAGACAGTAAACCCCGTGCTTTTAATATTATATTTTCCAATTTCTTTATGGAATTGATTCCCGAAACATAACTCATACTGTGCAAAATTATTTAAAACGCAATTTAAATTACGTTTCATTTTAACTTTGGTAATATTTGAAGTTATATTTGCATCAACACTATCAATTATCTGTACAACTTTACTATATCTAAATCTACCAGAATATTTGGAAGAATTTATAGATTTTGAATAAGATTCTAATGAGGTTAATATTTTTTCTTTTAATTCAGAAGGATTTGAAATTTTATTTGAATTATAATATACTGAACTATCAATTTCAACGTAAAGAACTTTAAGATCCATTATATGATGGTTTATGCCAATTACGGAATATTTTTTTATATTCTTAAGTATTTGTGTCTTTGTAAAGTCCGATAACCTGAATGAATCTCTGGGTTTAATACTTATAAAAACATTTCCATATTGTGGAGGTTCCATGGTTTCTCCACCAATAACAGTTACTGCTTCTGCTTCTGGATAAACATACTTGACTAATGCTTCATAATCAACTGAAGTAACGGCACGGTACTGTGAAGAATATAATCTTGGTGCAAAATACTTAATTGAATCTATAGTTTCTAAATCTCTACCGCTAGTAGCATTAGAAACTGTTGTGATTGCAATTGGACTTACTGGAGTTTGAATCTGATCTAAATTATTAGTTAAAATCCCAGAAAATGAAAATAATGATGGACCGTTACCATCCTTACCATCAGTAATAATATAACTAATAGTAACAGTCGATCCAGGATCTAATTTTTTACCTAATATACCATCACCAAATATAACTTGATATGTATTGTCTTCTATTTCTTGTATTAAATAAATTTCTGAAGTGCTATCAAGCTCACTAATATTATCGACGACAGAATATTCAATACCATTTACTTTTACAACAACAGTACTGGTATCAATATTGGAATTATTTAAAATAAATTTATAATCAAATGAGGAAATATCTGAAAATTGTTGTGTTATTAAATTTCCTTGATATATTTCTACATTTTCAAAAGAAGCTATTGCAGAATCTTGATCGACTGTGGTTATTATATTTGACGGTATTGAAAATATATACGAAGTATCATTTGTTGGAGCAACACATACTAAACCAGATTTTAATATAAGTTGAGTTGGTGCTGTGACTGGAGATCCTAAATCAACATCAAAAGATACAATTGCTCTTGCACATCTTCTAGATCTAGGAATATAACCTATATTTCTTGCGAGAGAAACTACATTTTCTCTTATAGTTGCAGAATCTAAAAAAGATTCATTAACAATCATATTAGCATTAAATGCTGTTATATAAGTGTTATATGCTAAAATATCTATTAAAACAGAAAAATTAGATCCCTCAAAGTCAAAATCCGTAAAATTAGAATTTTCTCTAAGGTAATCCTTTATTGATGTTTTAATTTGATCGAAATCTAAATTAGCAAATTTAGTAAAAGGCATTTTATCTGATTGCCTCTAAGATATAGGTGAATGTTTGTTTTGGGGTGTTTTCGCCAATAATACTAAAATATACGTTTATTTCAAATGAATTTAAATCAGGATATGGAGTCACTTCAACCTCTACATTTTCTACCCGAGGTTCAAAATTAGATATAGCAATATCAACGTAACTTTGAATAATAGAAGCAGTTCCAAAATCTACAAATTCAAATAAAGTAGGTTTTACTTGAGAACCAAATAAAGGATTAAAAAATCTTTCAGA